AAATATTTATTGCCTGGAATAATCACATGTCCAGTTTATTGGAGATAAAACAAGACAGACTTGAATGGGAACTCTTGATCGTTGAGAACAAAAATAATCATGATTCATTAAAGAATCAATTTTACATTGATGGAGAATATTTAGATTACAATACATTTGATTTTTCAACTGGAGAAATATTAACAAGCGATATCTCATCAATTAATTCTGCTGATTTAAATATTTTAACAATAAATTACTAATAATTTTCTTATTTAATATTTATTCATTATTTTTATCACTTAAATATAATACTTATGAATAAACTATCTAAAAACGAAGAAAGAGAATTAATACTTTTAAAAAAAGAAATTTTTGGTAACATTAAGTTTTTTGATTTTGATGGATTGCAAAGTAGTTTGATGTTAAGCAGATATCATTACTTATCTAACAAAAGAACAGAGCATATGTTATCCAGGAATTACAATGATAAATTAAAGAAAGTTAATATAAAATAATAAAAATGGAAAAAAATAAAAAGAAATTTAGAGAATTATCATTTTCAGAATGGACAGAGCATATTGCTTCGCAAGTAAAAAACAAACCCCAGAAAGAAAAAGATCCTGTAAAGAAAGAGAAAAAGAAAGAGGAACAAAGAAATACGATACCATGGGGATAGAAATGGTAAGTAAATGTTGCGGTTATGATTATGTCGACATAGAAGATGAATATGGAGATGCAAAAGTAGTTTGTAAAAAATGTGAAGACATATGCGAATTACAAAATGATTATGACTATGATGCTTTAATGAAAGATGAAAGAGCTGAGGCAGATGCAGAAGATAGAAAGTTAGGGCTATGAAAGAAATTCAAGAATTAATTTTAAAAGAGAAATTAAAAAAATCTCCTAATAAGAAGTACATTCAATGGCTTCAAAAATTAAACCAGGATATTTTAAAATCAATAATTTTAGCTTCATTCAAGAAATAACTTTACTTAAGTTATAATAAAAGGAGGCAGGTATAAAGGCATTTGCCAACAACAATTAATACTATTATCTGCTTCCTTTAATTTAATAAATAAAATAATGGAAGAAAATTTAATTAAAAAGTATAAATTAACTACAAAAGAAGTTTTAAGCATAGTTCATGAATGGTATGTTGATGGGACGTATGAAGACATACTGCAAGATGAGGATGGTTTGGATTTGGAAGAAATACTTGAGGGTATTTATGATGATACAGAGGACGAAGAAAAACCAGATTTTGAATTAGACGATTTAGATATAACAACAAATTTGGATAGATAAAAATAAAACGATGAATCAATTATCAAGGTATTTAGTAGATACAATTAAAAAGGAACGAAAAATTTCTGAAGAAAATATTAAGAACAGAACTAATACAATAGATTTTAATAATTTCTTTAAATATAGTGGAAAACAAGAATTAAATAATAAATTTGTCTTGTGCAATACAAGTTACTTTTTTGACAAAAAAATTGTGCTATCAATTTGTAATGATATGTCAAAATATAAATAAAAATATAATGAAACAAATACGACCAACACCAGACTATTATAATGGAAAAAACGGATATGAAGCAAGCCAGGTTATTTATGGATTTTCTTGTTCCTACAACGTAGGTAATTCAGTTACTTACTTATTAAGGGCAGGGAAGAAAAAAGATGCAGGACTATCTGACATGGCTAAACATATTGAAGATCTTGAAAAAGCTATTCACCATTTACAAATAGAAATTAAGCAATTACAAATAGACGATCTTATGTCAAAAGGCATGAGCCATGAAAAGGCAAAGGCTTCTTTACAGAGAATAGAAGATTTAAAAAATAAATTTAATAAAAAATAAAATGAAAAAAGATATATTTGATGCCTATGCTGATGCTATAGCAGAAAAATTCCATTTAACCTTAGGAGAGATGTTTTCTAAGACCAGAAAAAGAGAAATAGTTGAGGCAAGACAGATGTTGTATTTTTTAGCAAGAGAAAGACCTATTAGATTATCCTATATAAAAAGATTTATGGAGGAGAATGGTTTGCCTGTTGATCATTCTACAATAATGCATGGATATAAAAAAGCAAAAAACTATGTTGATAGCGATCCAGACTATAAATATGTTGTAGATACAATATCAAGTAAATTAAGATTGCAAAATTAAATGTATAATCTTACTGATTTATACAACCAGGCATTAGAAAATTCTCCCATACATATAGTTAAAAGAAACGGAGAGATTTTAATAGACAATGGTTTTAAATTACAAAAATTTTCAAGTAAAACAGAAATATTAAATTGCTCTAAAAATGGAGATTATTTTCAAGAGATTACAATAGAAGAATATAAATTGTTTTACAAGAATGGATGGAAGGTGGGATGTTTGCTTATGGGTATAAACAACAATAAAAGAAAGTTACAAATCATAGAGCAAAAAATGAAGGAGGAAGTAAACAGTAGAAAGAATGACAAGTTCATTAAGAATCTTAAAACAAAACGGGAATTTGTTATGAATAAGTATTCTTTTTTTACACAAAAACTAATTAAATTAAATAACAAAAATGGAAAATTATTTTAAAAAGTTGTCAGCCATCAACGTAAAACAAATGGCAGAAAAAAAAGGGAAGTTTAATTACCTTTCATGGGCAAATGCCTGGGCATTATTAAAAGAAAATCATCCAGATGCTAATAGAACAGTGTATGAAAGTGAGCATACGGGTTTAAACTATTTTACTGACGGAAAAACTGCATCTGTAAAGGTAGGAATTACGGTTTGGCAAGATCCAGAGGACATTGAGCATATTGACTATCTTCCTATAATGGATTACAGAAATAACTCTATTCCTCTTGAAAAAATTACGTCAATGGATGTAAATACTGCAATTCAAAGATCTACCGCAAAGGCTATTGCTATGCATGGATTAGGAATATCAATATTTAAAGGCGAAGACCTTGTTGATATAGCTAAGCCACCAGCACCTGCTCCTGCTAAGCCAGTGCATATTACATTAGACATTGGAGATTTACATTGGGATAAAGTTTTAAATTATGTTGCTGCTAATAAAAAATTGGGATTGCCTAAAATTGTAGCTCAATTAGAAACAAAATATAAGTTAAAGGCAGTAGTTAAAAAAGAACTTTCAAAACATTTATAATGGAAGATATAATAAATAAACTACAAGATGACAAATTGTACTACGGGGAATACGGAAGACAATGGTTATCAAATTCAGATATATACACTTTAGTAAACGATCCTAAGGGCTTTAGGCAGCCAAAGGAGCAAACTAAAGCAATGCTTGAGGGTAGGTACTTCCATGTAGCTATGTTAGAGCCAGAAAAGCTTCCTTCATTTAAAATAGTAGATGTAGCAAGTAGAAATTCTAAAGCATATAAAGAGTTAGCAGAAGAAACAGGAGAGATGATGCTGCTGCAAAAAGAAAAAGAAAATCTTGACAAAGTTATAGGGTCAATGAAGGGAAACATGGATATGTTTGAGGCTATATACGACAAAACAAATCAATATGAAGTTCCGCTTGTCAAAGTTATTCACGATGAATGGTGGAAGGGAAAAGCTGATATTGTTTGTACAGATAAAATTATAGATTTAAAAACTACTTCTGATTTAAATAAGTTTAAACAGAGCGCATACAGATATAACTATGATAGCCAGGCTTATATATACCAGGAGCTTTTTGGTTTACCTATGGAGTTTTATGTTATAGACAAATCTACTTTGCAGTTAGCGGTATTTACAACTTCTCCAGAGTTTTTACAGAGAGGAAAAGCAAAAGTAGAGCAAGCGATTCATATATATAATAAATTCTTTAGCAAAGTTGCGACAGAAGAAATTAGCACCTATGTTCATCATGAGGTTCTTTAAAAAAATTATTTCTTTTTTCCAGTGGAAAAGGGAAATATTCACAGTAGAAGTTCCAACTACTTGTGAGGATGCGCGCCAAAAACATAAGTTATTGGCAGACATTTTTGAAATTTTGGAGCAAGAAATTAAAATACATTAAAATGGAAGAAAAAATATATGTAGGTTCAGGTGTTTCTAAGTTTGAAGGTAATCAAGTTGCTTGTTCAGTTTGCTTATCTGATTTACCTCAAGAGCATGTCTTTGATTATAACGGTAAGAAATATATAAAGCTTATCGTACAACAAAAAAGAGAAGCCGATCAATATGGAAAGACTCATTATGTAGCAGTAGACACTTGGAAGCCAGAGGCTAAGAAGGAAGCTGCAACAGAAAGTCAGTCATCACCAGATTTACCTTTTTAAAACCATAAGGAGAGGGAGCGGACACAACGTCCAAAAAATAACTCAATTAGATTTTGAAAATTTTTCTTTCTAACTCTCTCTCCTTTTTACACTCAATTAAATTAAATGCAAGTAACAATATTCAAAGACATAAAAGATACATCTCAGCCTTTTTATAGAGATGTTAAATTAGTTCTAAAGAGAATAGAAGAGGGATCATCTAAAGAATTAGTTAAAGAAATAAGAAAATCAAAAGACAAAGAAGAAAGAAATGATTTAAAAAAAAGACTGCCAGCAATATGCTTTAGCGGTAAATTTAATAAAAGAAATGATAATTCATTAATAGAACATAGCGGGCTAATATGCTTAGACTTTGATGGTTATAAGTCAAGTAAAGATTTGCTACAGGAAAAAGAAAGGCTTTCAAAAAACAAATACATTTATTCTGTCTTTATATCTCCCAGTGGTAAAGGATTAAAAGCATTAGTTAAAATTCCAGAAGACATTGGGAATCATAAAAATTATTTTGCATCATTAAATAAATATTTAAACTCTGAGCATTTTGATACAACATCAAAAAATGTTTCAAGGGTTTGTTACGAGTCTTACGATCCTTTAATTTATATATCAAAAAACTCAAGCATTTGGGATAAAATAGATGAGCAAGAATATGTAGAGAAAGTAACACATAAAGACAAACCTACCATTCCATTAACAGATGAGAATAAAATTGTAGAAATATTAACTAAATGGTGGGAGAAAAAATATGGATTAAAAAACGGGGAAAGAAATAATAATGTTTATATCCTGGCGGCATCTTTTAATGATTTTGGTGTACCTAAGACATTAGCCGAATATGTAATGAGTAATTTTGATTCAAAAGATTTTAATAGAAATGAGATTTTAAGAACAATTAATTCTGCCTATGCTAATACACACAATTTTGGGTCTAAATATTATGAAGATGAAGAAAAGGTAAACTTAATTAAAAACCAATTAAGAAAAGGTGTAGATAAAAATGAAATTAAATGTCATATAATAAGTGATAAAATTGACGAAGAGAGTGTTGATAAGGTTATTACAAGAATAGAAGAAGAGCAGACAGAAAACAAATTTTGGACTAAAAGCGAAAAAGGAGTTATAAAAATTATACATATATATTTTAAAACTTTTTTAGAGGATAGCGGCTTTTATAAATTTAATCCAGAGGGAAGCAAAAGTTATGTCTTTGTAAGGGTAATTAATAATCTTATAGATCATACATCAGAAAAAGAAATTAAAGATTTTGTTTTAGAATACCTATTAGAGATAGATGATATTAGCGTATATAATTACTTTGCAGAACATACCAGGTATTTTAGAGAAGAATTTTTAACTCTACTTTCTTCAATAGACGTATTCTTTATTGAAGACACTAAAGACACAGCTTATTTATATTTTATGAATTGTGCTGTAAAAATTACACATAAAGAAATAAACCTAATTGATTATTTAGATTTAGGGGGTTACGTTTGGAAAGACCATGTAATAGATAGAGATTTTACACTTTGTAATGTAAAAAATTGTGATTACAAAAATTTTATACATAATATCTGTGGAGAAGATGAAAGTAGAATTTCTTCTATGGAGTCGACAATAGGTTTTTTAATGCATGGATATAAAAATCTTTCATATTGTCCTGCTACTATTTTAAATGACGAGGTTATATCTGATAATCCAGAAGGAGGCACAGGTAAAGGTTTGTTTATGAATGGATTAGCAAAGATGAAGAAGTTAGTTGTTATAGACGGAAAGTCTTTTACATTTGAAAGGTCTTTTGCTTATCAACTTGTTTCAGCAGATACACAGATACTTTGTTTTGATGATGTAAAAAAAGCATTTGACTTTGAAAGACTATTTAGCGTTGTAACTGAAGGATTGACCCTGGAGAAAAAAAATCGTGATGCAATTATGATTCCTTTCAGTAAGTCTCCTAAAATAGCTATAACAACTAACTATGCAATAAAAGGAAAAGGTACAAGTTTTGAAAGAAGAAAATGGGAGTTAGAATTATCTCAGCATTACACAAAAGAATTTACACCATTAGTTGAGTTTGGAAAACTAATGTTTGGAGACTGGGATGATGAAGAATGGTGTCAGTTTGATAACTACATGATTAACTGCTTGCAAATGTATTTACATACAGGATTAGTTAAAAGTGAGTTTGTTAATTTAAAAATTAGAAAGCTTTCAGCAGAAACCTGTCATGAGTTTGTTGAGTGGTGCGGGTTATTAAATGATTCAAATGAAAATATTAAATTAAGACCAGACAACAGGGTTTACAAAACAGAATTATATAGTGATTTTATAGAGGAGAACCCAGACTTTGCTCCTAAATCTAAGTTTACCATTTCGCGTATAGGATTTCAAAAATGGTTACATAGTTATTGCGTATACAAATACAACAATAACCCAGAAGAAGGCAGAGACTTAGGTGGTAGATGGATATTATTCCGAGAAAAATATGAAGTTTAGAGAGTATCAAAAAAACATTATTGACAAAGGAACTGAGATAATAAAAGATCATGGGTTTATTTATCTGGCCATGGAAGTTAGAACTGGTAAGACACTAACAAGCTTAGGAATATGTAATAATTTAAAAATTAATTCTGTTTTATTTATTACAAAGAAAAAAGCTATAAGCAGTATTGTTGATGATTACAATAAATACGATCCTAATTATTTTTTAGAAGTAATAAATTATGAATCATTACATAAGGTAAAGCAAACAGATTGGGATGTTGTGATCTGTGATGAATCCCATTCATTAGGAGCTTTTCCAAAACCAAATAAAAGAGCGAAACAAGTAAGGGAGATTATAAATAGATCAAATCCTTTTGTAATACTTTTAAGCGGAACGCCTACGCCAGAATCATATAGTCAAATGTATCATCAAGTATATGGTATTCCAAACAATCCTTTTAATAAGTTTAAAAACTTTTATGCTTTTAGTAAAGTACATATTAAAGTAAAGCAAAAATTTATAAATAGTATTTATATTAATGATTACACTAAGGGTTTAAAAAGTATAATTGATGAAATGAGTCCTTTTAAAATAAATTATTCTCAAAAAATGGCAGGCTTTAAAACTACTATAGAGGAAAAAATACTTTATGTTAACTTAAGTTCTGTTTGTTTGTCTTTAATAAAAAAAATTAAAAAAGACAGGGTTATAGAAGGAAAAGGAGAAATTGTTCTTGCAGACACAGGCGTAAAACTTATGTCAAAAGTACATCAATTATGTTCTGGAACTGTAAAATTTGAAAGCGGAAAGTCTATGGTGGTAGACACTACAAAAGCTAAATTTATTAATAAATTTTTTAAAGATCAAAAGATAGGTATATTTTATAAGTTTAAAGAAGAATATAATGCTATAAAAAAAATCTATAAAGATATGATTACAAACGATTTAGAAGAATTCAATGCTACAGAAAAAAGTATTGCTCTTCAGATTGTTAGTGGAAGAGAAGGTATCAGTTTAAAAGAAGCTTCAGCATTAGTTTATTATAACATAGATTTTAGCGCTACATCTTACTGGCAAAGTAGAGATAGGATGACTACAAAAAATAGAGCAACAAATAAAATATATTGGATTTTTAGTAATGACGGAATTGAAAACGAGATATACAAAACTGTTGTTAAAAAGAAAGATTATACCCTTACGCATTTTAAAAGAGATTTGTTAGATTTGTAACATGACTGAACAACAAATTCAGGAAAAAAGGATTTTTCAATTAGAATCTGAAGGGTATTATGTAATCAAATTAACCATAACTAATAAGAATGGTATACCAGATTTATTAGCAATTCCTCCAAATTCTAATGTTTTGTTTTCAGAAATAAAAAAGCCAAATGGTAAATTATCAAGGCTTCAAGAATTTAGATTAAAACAATTAAAAGAGCATGGGGTTAGGACAGAAGTATACAGAGGTTGATTTTGATTTTGACGATTTTTTTGTTGAGAGCTTACAGGAATTAGATTTATATACAGCATTAAAAATTGGAAAATATATTAAAAAAAACTTACCAAATCTTCCAAGTAATGAGTTACGATCTCACATTGTTGGGGGTATAGTTATTGACACTATTGGAGATCCTATAACTTTTGCATTAGAAATTATTAATACCAAAACAGATCCTACCATCTTAACAGATGTTACTTTAATTACTATGGATGAATATTTAGATTTGATCAATTTAAATTGTTATATAAAAAATTCTAAAAATTTAGAATAAGTCATTTATTTTTTTATATTTGATAAAACCAAACGTAAATGCCGCGAATTGCACCAGAAGACCAATCAACTATTAATCATATTAAGTATATTTCTAACAGTATACATAGTTTTGGTGATAATCTTTATGAAGACTTAATGGATAGAGAGCATGAAAATGCTAAAAAGAAAGCTCAAGACTTAATAAAAATTTTGGCTGATTTAATTCAATCATTAAGCGATGAAATATAATAAAATTAAAATATGAATAAAGAGAGAGCAAAAGAATTACAAGTGTTTTGCAATACTGTAGCAGAAAGGTTTTCTAATAATGCCAGGCAAGGAAATTTAAATAACGAAACTTTTTTTGTAGATGAAATTATTCCAACATCTGATGATTCAGCTGTAATAAATTTTAAAAAAAATACAGGAAAATTAGCTGTAGCTTTTTGTTATTACATTAACAGAGGAAGGTCAAAGGGATGGAAATATTATTTTCCTACTGATGCTCATGTTGTTGGCATGCAAGCATTTTCTTATTACAAGTTAGAGGCTGAAAGAAAAAATTATAAGATGAATTTTAATAAAGAAGCTGTAAATCAATACAATAGGAATAGATCAGCTGAAGACCAGGTTACCAGCATAGAAGATATTATTAAATAATCTTAATCAAACTGTAAGAGTTTAGCTAATTGCTTGGCAGCTAAAACATCATTACACTTTTCATATTCTTCTGTATATATAAAATAATCTAATAAAGCATCGTATACGCTTACATCTATTTCTTTAATAGATTTTTCTGGATCAAACAAAAGATAAAGATCTTCTCCGTTAGATACTAAATCTTCATAGGTTTCTTTACCTGTCAATAAAGAATAGCTCTGCTCCATACATATCGCTTCGTTAAACTCTTCCATCATTAAGGTCTTTTAGGTGGTTTCTTACCAGGATTTCTTCTCATCCACAAAGTTCTGTTTCTATTATACTTATCATAAGCTTTTTGTTTTGAAGAGTTCCCTTTTGTTTTTTGTTTGTCTATATAATTTTTATAAGCGTTAGGATTAGAAATTTTTAATTTTTTTAATTCTTCCCTTGATCTTTTAGGATTTCTTTTTTCTTGAGCCTTTGCTTTTCTTAAATCTTCATATATATACTTGTTTGCTTCTTTTCTTACATCTTTATATAAAGGAACAAGTCCTAAGTTACCTAATATTTCTAATGGTACTCTTAAGTTTATTTCTTTTTTTTGACGCTCTAAAGATACTTTTTCTATTCTTTTAGGTTCTGTTAGCTTTCTAACAACTAAATCTGCTGTACTAAAAGCTGGGCCAAATGAACCTCCAAGTTTTAAAAGAATATCACCTAAAGAAGTTGATTTCCCTTGTTGTTTTTTAGGTAAGACAGAAAATTGCAGGGAATCTTTATATGGATCATATTCTCCGTCTCTTAAAAATTCTAAATGAGATTCATTAAACTTTTCTACACCTATATTTATTATTCCTTTTACTGCATTTCCAAAATCTCTTCCTAAAAGTAAAGATGTAAAAGTTGAACCTAACGCTTGACCAACTTTTTTCTCTATATCTTTTTCGTCTTCATCATCATTGTTAAACAATAATCCAATAAGACCTGAACCTAACAAAGTAGAAAGTAATGAATATGATACCATACGAGTTGTTACTCCCGCTAATACTTTAGCTCCTTGCTCTGAAGTCATTAGATCTCCTTCATTCATCATGGCATGAACAGCTGTTCTTGCTGTTACAAATTCAAATATCAAGAACCTTGTCATAAAATTATTGTAGTTGTTAAAAGCTTTAACAGTTACAGATTGATTTGGTTTTGAAGTACCTTTTAAAATTCCCATATAAGGATTGTCTGTCGCTCCTATTTGAACAGTTACCATATCTGCTTTTGAAGTAGCAGCTTCTATAGCTTTTTTATTATCTGCTAAATACTTAGTATCTTTAGCGGCAATTTTATCAAAGTTTACTTCTTGACCACTTACCTTTTTAAATTCATTAGCGAAAGATCCAAACCACATTGGCCTCATTACTATCTTATCTGGAGTTGCAATTAAAAAATCTGCTAAAGCAGCAACAGAACCAGCATACTTACCACCTAATCCTTTTGTTAATATATTTATTTTATTTTTTACATCGTTTTGCACTCTTGAACCAGAATCATTAGATGATCTATTAACAAGAGAAGGGTCAACAAATCTACCAGAAAGTCCTTCGTTAAAAACACGATCAGTTTGCTTTGCTCCTACCACACCCATTATTATAGCGCCCTGGTCTGACATAAGTAATTCCTTAAAGTCTAAACCTTTAGAAAATGCTGACGAATCTATAAACATAGCAGCCCCTACGTTTGATAAAAGCTCAGCTCCAAAACGACCTGTACCAGCTAACACAGTTCTATACCCTTGTTTAGATACAAAATCTATTACCATATCCCCAAAAGATGTTTCTCCAAAGTCAGAAGTAAGTAAGTTAGCAGTAGCCTCTTCAAAAGCTGCCTCAATAGCATTTATTGTATCTAACTTTTGATCAGATAAACGAGTTTTACCTTCGTTTAATCTTTTTCTTGCTTCATTAATAGTTTTACGAGCAGTACGAATTGGCGTAGTTAAATAATAATCTAAGTAAACATATTTAGCTCCCTTTTTTGCAGAAGAAAATATATCGAAATTCAATGGTTTAACACCTGGTGTTCTCTCAATTAAATTCTGACCTTTTGTTGAAGGTCTAAGGCCAGCGCTATAATCTTTTACAAAATCTTTAGATGTTGCATCTTCATCTGGTTTTTTAATAAACATAACATCATGATGAACATAGTTAGCTAAAGGAGTTATTTTTTTTCCTCTTATTGTTGTAGCTGTAAAAACTGCTTTAGACTCATTTTTTTTGTTTATTTTATTTACTAAATTTACAACAGCTCTTTCTTCTTTAGAAAAAGAATTGTATAATTTATCTATATCTATATCTGTTTTCTTTTCATTAGAATATTTATCTACAATTTTTTTAAGTATAGCTGACTCCTTGGAACTAAGACTTGTTAATTTACCATCAATAGCATCTATTGTTACCCCCATAACTTCTCTAACATTACTAACTTCCTTGCTGTTAGGATTAGACTCCTGCTCTTTCTTTAACATATAAGTAGATATCTTATATGAAGATTCTGTAGTGGCATTACCATCGTTTCCTAAAGATTCATACAATTTACTTTTAGCATCATCTAAATTACGATTTAACTCTTTTACCTCTTGTTGATAAACAGCTTGTTTTCTTGCTGTAGGATCAAAAATAGAGTTAAAAATATCTTGTGTTTGAAAATCATTAAATAATTGATCAATGTAATACAAGGGATTACGTCTTATAAATTCCCTCATTGCCCCCTTTTTAGTAAAAATATCTTTAGCCTTAGCATAAAGCATAGAAAACTTTAAAGGTTTACTTCTTTTTACTGAAGCTGATAATTTTTTAGATAATTTAATAGCGTTCATTTTTTCAGTTATTAGCTGTAAGTAATGAGGAGCATAGCCATTATTTATATTGTCTTGTAACTGCAACACATTTCTTAGCTCAACTGAAGTAAGTCTATCTAAAATATCTTTATTAATTAATTCTGTAAAATTATCTATTAAACTTTTTTGATCGCTTGTAAAAGACTGGTCAGTTTTACTTTTTAATTTGTTTGTGCTTACTATAGCTCTTATTAAATCACTTTTTTCTTGAGCTAATTCTTCTTCAGATTTAGTTTCTCTAACATCTGGATCAATTTCTTTTTTATATTTTTTCATTAAAGCCATTTCACTGTCATCAATAGCTTTGTCTTTTTTCATTGCAGTAAGAACTTCTGAAAATGTAGAGCTTTCTGATATTAAAGGATTTGTATCTCTATAATATTTATACATAATAGCTAACTGTTTAGCAAGTGAATATTCCTGGTCTAAAGCTTTTAAGATTGCTTCAGTATCTTTTTGCACTTTACTTATCTCGTCTAAAGATATAGTTGTCCCTGGAGATGATAACATATCAACAAGGTCTAAATAAGTATTTAATTGTGCTGCTGGTATTAGACGAGAATTAACATTAAGCAGTTCATCTAAAATCGAAGACAATGTTCCGTTAATAGCTCCCAACTTACCTTTTGATATATTTTTTTTGGCTATCTTTCTTTTTTTATTTGACTGAACAATTCTATTTGCAAGGTCAGCATTAGAAAATATTTTAGTTATAAATTTTAAATATTTTTCAACAGCTTCTGGATTTGTTACATCTACTCGTAATGCTGCTCTGGATAAAACTAAAGCTTGGTTCTTGGTAAGTTTTCCTTTTTGTTTTAAATCAGCAAGTTTTTTACTAACTTCTTTACTAATTTTTTTATACACTGACTGACCTCTTTGAGCTGCTTTCTCTTCTCTTTTAATCTGATTTATTAAAGCATCCATCTCATCTACTACTACAGTTTTTCTTTTCTTCTTTCCGCCTACAATTTTATCTGCATTTACTTTTTTACCTTTATTATTTGTTGCTGGCTCATTAGTTGACTGAGCTTTCTGTTGGTTTTTTATATCTTGCTTAATAGCTTGCAGGGGAGGTCTGTCTGGGTCTATACTCATTACAGCATCTACGTTTTGCTTTGAAGGTTTTAACCCTGTAACCTCTTGAAATTGGAATTTTAAATCGTTTAATCGATCTGAAGTTGCTTGTTTTCGATTTGTTTTGTTTGGGACACCATTAGGATTATTCTGTGCGTAAGTGTAAAAATCTCTTTCTAACATTTGAGGATCAACTCCTCCTCCAGCATTTTCAGAAGCAAAGACTGCTTTTTGAGCTAACCCAGATTTTGGAATTTGGTAAGGGCCTATTTTACCTTCTTTTGATCTTTTTAACTTAGCCTCTTCCTGCTTCATAGTTAGGCCAGTAATCCAATTTTTTCTTGTTGCAGCATCTATATCTTTTCCTTTTTGACCTGTAGCTCTATACCATTCTCTTTCGGTTACTTTTTCTCCATATAAATTTGTTCCTCCTTCTTCTGAGTCTAAAGACATTTCTTTAGCTAATCCAGCTCTATTATTTGCCGCTTCTTGTTCTACTATAATAGCCTCAGCAATCTCTCTTGCATTTTCACTTCGAAGATCATTAAATTCTTTTTCTGTAGGGGTGCTGTCAGGGTTGTTTTCTTTAAAAATTTCTATAGCAGTTTTACCTTCATTTACATCTATAACTTCTTTAAGTAAAAACTCCTGCACTTTCACTGGTAACTTACTTATATCTTTTATAGGTCTTCCTGTTTTACGATTTACAGGAGTAAACTTTCCCTCGCTATCTATTTCAACATCAACTGTTCTGCTTCCAGGTACTTGCACTCTTTCTATTTTATCTTCTTTTCCAATAGAAATTGATTCTTCGTTTAATGTTTCATCTTTTAATAAAGCCTCTACTTTTTTTGTATTTGCTTGCCTAACAGCTTCTTCTTGTTTTGTTAATTTTGTATCGTTTTTAATCTTATTTGCTATACTTCTTAAAACTGGATCAGACACTTCTCCAGTATCAACAAACTCATTAAAAGTTTCTTCAGTAAGCTCTACCATCTCCTGTGGCTTACTGTCATTCATAACAACGCTTTCTTCATTTGACTCTTGAACATCAACATTTTCTACTTCCGTCTCTACCTCTGTTTTCTCTACAGGTGTACTTTCTACCTCCGTTTCTGTAGTAGTTTCTTGAACAACGTCAGCATCTGTGCTTGACTCTTGAACAACGTCAGTATCTGTGCTTGACTCTTGAACAGCATCGTTTTGGTTTAGTATTATTTCAGCAATTTTTTCTTTTATCTCACCTCTTTTTATTCTTGCAGCTTCTCCCTCAACGCCAGCTAATGCATTTATCTGAACTTGTAAAGGTATTATATCATCAATTGCTGATTGATTTTCTACACCCGCTTTTCTAATTGATCCTTCAATAACAGCCCTTTCATGTAGATCAGTTTTTCTTTTTGTCATCTTAGCATTAAGCTCTGGGTTATTCTCAATAGTAAGTTCCATTTGAGCATAATCTTCGTCTGGAGAATTTTCTATTATGTCAATCATATCTTCTTCTGTAGTAGCAGCTAATTCTTTACCGCCATTACTAAGATTTAAATAATACTTAGGTCTTTGGTAAATTGCTTTTATAGCAGAAAAAGGAGTTCCTGTTAAACCAACAGCGCCTTCAAAAAGAACATTTGCAGCATCAAGCTCTTGTCCCGCAATAATATTACCCGCAACTTCTCCTGTTGAACCTCCAACAGCTTCAATTGCAGCAACAGACCCTAAAGCTTTTAAATTTGTTTTTAAAGATTTCGGGCCTCTATTTAAAATTTTAGCTCCTACCGCGCCTGCCACACGAGCAGTTAAAAGTTCTGTTACACCTACAGCTACACCTCTGCCTCCTGACTTCCATCTTATTGAACTTAAAGCATCTTCATCTTCCAGTATTGTTCTTACATTTTCATTTGTAAAATCTAATTCTCTATCTCGTAATTCATTTTGCAATAGCTCAGCAAAAGTTGTTGCGGTCTCTAAAGTAGTTGTTGCAGCACCAATTGCCCCTCCTATTGTTCCAAGAATAGGAATGGCAGAACCTACCGCTCCTCCTACTGCTGCTGAACCTAAAGTAGAAGAATTAAACATTTGAGTTGTAGATGAAACTAAAAGTTGGGGTAGAGTTTGGAATCTTGTTAAAACATTACCTTTTATAAATCCCCATACACCTCCGCCTGCTTCCTCATAAATACGATTAAACTCTTTCATCTCATCACTTTCGCCTATGTTTTGTAATGATTGTTGAGCTTCAATAAACTCTTGTATATCTTGATCAGTTACGTTATTTCCTTTAAAAAATAACTCTAAAGACTCATCAAGTGTTGCTCCTTGCGCTCTTCCTGCTGCTCCTGATCTATAGAGATCACCAAGAAAATCTGTTGCAAAGTTTTTTCCAAACACTCTTTCTACAGCGGTATTTTTTTCTCCTACAGCTAAATTTTGTTCAGATCCAAATTGATTATATCTTGGTACTTCAGAAAATTCAGGAAGAATATTTGTTTGAGAAGGTAATTGAGTTTCTTCTACTTCAGTAGTGATAGGGGTAGAAGCTATAGAATCTACCTCTACACTATTTATATCTGTATTTACTTCTTCTTGTACTTGAGAATCAAGATTGTTTATTTCTGTAGAGTCCGATTGTGTATTCGTAGGAATGATAGAAGAATCCTGCTGAACAATGTCCTCTTGAACATCTGAAGATAAGTCCGAAGATTCTTTTTTTTTTACTGGATCTTCTGCCCATAAAGATGTAAATGCAACAGCTTCAGTCTCTTGTCCAAATAATTTATTTTCTTTCCCTAAATTAAATATCTTTTCCGCTTCTCTTTCGGACATTCTCATCCATCTTTCTAAAGATGTTTTTTCAGTAATTAACTTATTGTCAAGAAATATCTGATAAAGTTTTTTTCTTTTATCTTCCATAAATTATTTTATTCTGCTAAAATTGCATCAGCATCAGTTCCAGTTCCTTTATTTGTTATTTTATCAATATAATTTTCTTCAGGCTCTCCTGGAGGCTCTTGCAAAGCAATAGCTAATGTTGTAGCCTTGTTTAATATATGTTTATTAATGTATCCGAAGAAATCAGCAGCTGGAATCTCTTTACCTGCTCGCATCATAATTCCTTTACCTTCAGCTTTAAAACCGTCTCCTCCATATTCTGTAAACCCAGAAGCTTGATCTAAAGCTTTTACTGCTTCTTCCCTGCTTAAATTAGGATCCGCCTTCATTGCTGCGTTTATATCAAAAGTTGTAGCCGCTTGAGGTGGGTAAGGATAATCTACACCTCCAATTGTTATTGTAAGACCTGCGGCTGCCTGAGTTCTATTTTTTCCACTTTCTTTTTCTTTATTAACCTTAACATCAAACCCTCCATTTTCAGCAAGTTCGTTATAAACATTTGGATCTAACATTCCTTTAACATACTTACCTACATTAGTAGAAAGTTTTGTTAACTTGGCAGGTGTGTCATAGACATCTGACATATAAATTCCTGTGCCATACTCTTCTTTTATAAAATCATTTCCAGTCTGCTCTATACCATTAAATTCGCTCATTTTGTTTCCATCTGGATAGGTAAATGGAATAATACCTTCTTCTTCTTTTTCTGCTAAAAGCTTAGACTTGTATGTTTCATTCATTAAAGCAATATCGTAGTTTCTATCACCAGTAAGTTCAGCTAAATCTAATTTATCTCTATTTAAATCTATATTTGCATATATATTGTCAATTTGAGCGTCAGCAAGTTTATCATTAGTATTAAACTTATCTCTATTTAATTTGTAATTTAATTCAGCTATTTGATCTGCCGCTTGTGCTGAGGTGATTTTCTGATTTGTAAGACTTTCGTTAACAGCAGCAATTTTTTCTTGTAAGTCAACTTTTCTATTTTCTATATTAATTTTTTGTTCTGCATTATTCATATCTGCAAATGCTTTCATCTCTGATGTAGAAGTTGATAATTCAAAACCTTTTTCAACTGTATACTTCTGGTCTAACTGTAACATTGTTTCTCCATAAAGCTGGTCTTCTACTTTCTCGCTAACTGCTTTAAAATTTATTGCATCTCTATCTAAAACTGGTCTACCATTAACTATTTTCATTAAAACATTAGAAGTGTCATCTTCACCTAATATATCCTTTTTTTCATAAGAAGGTTTCGCTCCAATAGCTGGTGATGTAGATATTACCGCAATATTACTATCTGTTAATAAACTTTTAACTTGATTTCTCATTTGTTCCTGAAAACCTATATCATCTTTTTTTGTTCCCCATCCTTCTTCTCCACGAATATCTTGGTTAGGGCCAAGTGTTTCTTGTAACATTACTCCAAGAGCATCAACTTTCCCTTTAACTAATTCTGTTGTGTCAACTGAATCATACTGAGTTTTAAACCTGTTGTTTATAGTGTTCATTGAAACATGCTTACCTGGATTGTCTGAAGGTAATCCTGTTTCTGGATCTACCTCAACTAAAGATAATCTACCTGTTTCTGGATTAACATATCCAGTCATGTTTTCTAAATTACCAAAAGCCACATTTTGTGTGTTTAACCATTCTTCTAATGAAGACGCTTCACCACTATCTAATCGTTCAACATATGCTTTGTAATCTGTGTTCCATTGCTTTGATATATTACTGAATTGTTTCCAGTCTGCTAAAACCCTCTGCTTTCCTTGTGCCAGTTCTGTTGCTGTTATTAAGCCTCTTTTTTGTAAATCTGCTTGTACACTAAGAAATTTGGCTGATTGATTTGACATTCCTAAAGCAAGAGTTCCTAAATCTTGATTGTCATACTCTTCTAATGTTTGTAAAGTATTAGTTGCTTCGATGGTGTTATCATCTATTGCTGTTTTTCTTTTTACTTTTTCCTCCTGTATCTTTGTAAGGTCATCAGTTAAAGTTTTTGATATTGTACTCCAATCAATAGAACTTTTAGATAAATCTCTTTCTACATAAGTATTAAAATCTACATTTTTCTTAGCCATTAGTCTTTTTTTTATTTAACACCGTATTTCTTTAATAAATCATCCATGCTTGGCTGTGGAAAAACACCAGGGTAATCTAAAGGGTTTGCCATTTGATTTAGGTCAAATCCCATATAACCCTGATTAGCAAAAGCATTACGCGGATCTTGCTGTCCCTGAATATTTAAACCTGATATACCTGTAGGAGCGCCAACACCACCAAATTGATTTGGCTGTATGTTCATTGGCCCTGTTCCTCTTCTTTGTCCTGGGGTTGTAAATCCACCTACACCAGGCAACATATTTAAATAAGGATCATTTCCTGGCCCAGAAACTGATCTTGCCGCATTACTTGTTATAGGTAACATACCTGGACGAGGATCATTTCCTGGCCCAGCTTGCGGAGAAAGCATACTAAAAGCAGAAGGAGAGCTTTCAAGTGCAGAAAAAGGTTTCTTTTGGTCAAATATAAATTTATATTTCTCTGGATTCGCTCCATATTCTGAAGCGCTTATATTGTTTTCTTTTAATAAACTTTGTAATTTTTTATCTTCCTTTGATATTGGTGTGTCAGAAAGACCTCCAACAAGCTGAGTAGCAGCACCAGTCAACGATGTAAATCCTTGCTTTTGTAATGAAGCTCTTTGCTCATCAAAGTCTATATTCCTTTTTATTCTGTCTTGCTCACCAGCAACTTGAAGCTGTAATTGTTGCTGATTCATAGAATCCTTATTTTCTGCCTTCATTTTATCTAAAGCAAATAACTCTTTTTGCTGCGCTAACCTTGCAGACTCTCCAGCTTCTCTCTGTACAGCGTTTACTCTTCCTACACCACCTATAAGCTCTCTTGACCCAGCCTCTGATAATGCGCTTATAGCAGTAGTAGAAGCTTGTAAATTACTTAACAACTCTGCCTCATAAGCTTCCATAGGAACCTTTAGGCTTGCAAAATAATCTTTATTTATAGTGTCACTTGCTTCTGCTAAATATTTAGCCGCACTTTTGTCTGCATTTTTCCTTAAGTCTTTTACTTGCGAAGCTTGCTGAAAGCTCATAAATCCACTTCCTGCTTTTATACCAGCTCCTATAAGTGCTGCTGTTCCTATTGCCATATTATAATATTTTAATCATTTCTTGTCCATTTTCATCACCTTTTTTATAACCAAGTTCTGTATATAAATCAATTAAACTTTTACTTTTTAGTATTGAATAAACATACTTTTTCCCTGTCCCTGTCGCTAAAGAAGTGATAAATTGTATTAACATCAATAACGCTTCTTTTCTAATTTTTTTGTTTTTAAATTTAAAATTAGATATAATCCATTCTAATAAAACTACATTAGAATTTGTTATGTACATATACCCTGCGCAAATAGGTTTATCCTTATAATAAACCATGTACCCTGTTTCGGGTAAAAAATCTTTTGTCGGGGGAGTCCATCTCCACTCTTTCCACCAGCCTACTAAAACATCATCATAATCTTTAGAAGTAAGAGGTAGTATATTAAATGACATTACTGCAAAGATAATAAAATCTATGGATAACTTTTCATCATGCTACTACCTACAGAAAACAACTCAACTGGTGCTAAGCTGTCATTTTCTAACGTAAATTGCATAAAGTAACCTCTTGCTCCCTGCGACTCAGCAACAACATTTTTATAGTAAAGTATATAGTCACCCGCTAAAACTAATTGAGTAAAACCTGTAGTGTTTACAGTAATAGTATTTAGTGTGTTGTCTACGCTTGTAACAGTACCAGTTTTAGTAGGAGCTACAGTACCAGGTGTAGTAGTTTTAAAAATTGCATCTCCTTCATCTATCATATTACCTATGGGATTAGCGAAAGTATATAAGTATGAATTTGCAGATATCAAGGAAGGAGTAGACAATATGTCTCCAATTCCATGCGCTGATCTTAATTTAAAATTAATCGTTGAAGAATTTTGTCTGATAAAAGAAAACCACTCTCCTTCTTTTTGTTCAAAGTAAGTGTTTAACATGCTTCCTGTGCTTAAATCAGTAAGAAGAGAAGTAACATTCCAAGAAGCATCACTTTCAAAAGACATTGTTTTAAATAATTTTATTTCTAAAGGAGATGCATTAAATACACCTGTAATATTAGATTTATACTTTACATCATAATATACATTTCTTTTTTCATTTGTATTATGTCTATAAATATTTCCATTTTTAAATGTATAGAAAAAACTATTCATTCCCATCATAAATTCTGGTAAGAATGAATAAAAAGAAGGCCAACCTTTAGCCCCGTCACTATATGATAATGTTTCGTTTGTTGCCATAATTTTATTTTTTTAAGGACATACAGAGCAACTGCCTAAAATTTGCGTACTGTCATCCCAGTACCTTACATACCCGTCAAAAGCGTAATATCCTGTAGGGGCAAATACGCTTAGTTTATCATCTGTAAAAATACCAGTTGCTTGACAAAATGTATTACCATCAAAATATCTATTTATTAGTACCGCCATATTAACAATTTGTTATTTGAACTATTAAACCATCATTTCCCACCCGAAGAACTCTTCCATTTAATCCTCCAGCAATTTTATAATAACCTGAATTAGTCCAATTAGTTTGATTAGAATTACAAGGAGAATTTTGATATAAAATATCTCCAACACCTATGTTTGCTACTGAAATAGCATTTGTATAACGAGATATTGCTATTGAAGTCAATTCACAGGCAGTATAATTTGAATTTTTTCTTGCGCTTGTTAATATGTTAGAACAGTTTCCAATCAATGCACAAGCAGCTGAAGATGAAGTTAGGTCATAACTCATTTTTACAAAAGAAACATCTCTTAAATCTGTTACTACAATTAAATTTGGAGTAGAAGTACCCATACCGTAATTATTTCTTGTCGCTTGATACAATCCTGTTTGAGGGTTTAAAATAGGTGTTAAAGGAGATTTTCCTGCTAACTTAGTTACGTCAAAATCATTTGATGTTCCTGTAGCTCCTGGAGCATACATAGGATTTCCTTGGGCAAAAATATATAATTTATTTTCGTTTACATTAAAGACTAAATCATCTGTGTTTAATTTATTAGATCTTATTAAATGATTTGTGTTTAAATAAGGTATCATGCCTTGTGACTGCAATCCTGTTGTCTGATTAAAAGCTGAAACGCTCTGTAAAGGATTTGATTGCACTCTAACTAAATTAGACTCAACAGGACTAAAGAATGTATTATCATTCCATTGATATTCATAATGTAATTCTTTACCTGATTGTTGCGAAGACGTCAGTACTATTTGAGTAAGTGATCCAACTGGTGCATCAGCACAATTAGGAGTTATTTGATAAGACAAAGGATCTGTTCCAGAAACTCTCTCTACCTTTAAAGTTATAGATGTAGGATATAAAGAACTTTTATTAATAGATATTTGCCCTCCTGGATTTGTTCCGTTAACAGTTACAGTAGATATTACAGGAATTACTCTTTGTTGTATTATATAGCTATCTCCTGATGAAAAATTAAAATTTGGATTAGCTAAAATTATTTCTGTTGCAGAGGTTATACCAGTGATAGTTGTTCTTGGAGCATTTACAGTACCCTGAGTTGTGTTAAGCACACCCATGCCTACCAACACTCCAGAAGTTATAAAATCTGCACCACTATCTGTTAACGTTCCTGTGTTAGTACTTGTAGCGCTTCCAGTGTCTATTGTATTAATATTAAGACCTTCCCAGGTATATGTTATTTTTATATCTCCAGAACCCGCTCCTAACAAATAATCTACAGTTGAATTTCCAACAATAGTTCCTATTTCTACAACAACTTCATAAAGATCAGGAGCGTTTGTTTGTGATATTAAAGTTCCGCAATCTAAAGTGTTTGCTTTATTTACAACAGTAATAGGATTGTTATTTAAAACATATTCATCCATATAAGGATCATAGCCTCCTAACTTTTGTGTATCTATTTGTGGATAAAAGTTGTCTCTAAAATAAGATCTCATTCCTAAATCAGAAATAATCTCTAAAAGATCTCCTCTTTCAGTTGCAGTTAATTTTAAAACAGCATTTCTTTTTGTGTCTGTAAAATATACAGAATCTCCAAAACTTGCAAAACTTTCTGGGTTAAAACTTATACCGTTTTCTTCTGTACGAGCTATTTGATTAGCTAAAACTTCAGGAATAGAAGTAATAGCTCCTCCTCCAGCTGCATCAGATAATAAATTAACTCCTGTTAAAATATAAGATATTCTATCTTCTTGTAATACAAGTAGATTGGTATTACGCGAATACAATTTCATGATAGGGCCGTACACTATCTCACAATCTTTAAAATTTGCTAATGCTAAATTAAACTCATTACTGTTATTTAAATTTGTTTGACCATTATAAATACCACTGTATGTAACAGAGGCAATTCTATTAGATTCTATATATGGAAGAGAAGATACCGCGCTCACTCTTTCACCTAAAGCAAATTGATTTTGCGCAGCTTCATCTAATATTTTATAACTTTCAACACCATTTCCAAAGCCATAACAATTTCCAAAAGCTATATCGCAAATAGCAGGTAAATTTGTAGCTATGCCTTGGTTTTGTTTATTAGCAAAATGTATTCTTTTATTTTGTACAGGATCAAAAGCAATATTAAAATTTTCAGAACCTTCATAATATATATTTGGATCTGCTGGCGCTGGCACCGTTTCTAATACAACAACAGCACCATTTGTAATTACAGTTATTTGCACACTTGTTCTTGCAGGTCTTTTGTCAAAACCTGGGCCACCCCTTGCAACTCCTGAACTTAAAACTAAAGATAATAAACCAGTATTTGGATCTGCCAAAAACTGAACTGAATAATTATAACATCCTCCAGGAATACCTATGTCTTGTACAAAATTCTCAATAGTTCCATTATAATGACCTGTAATTTCTTTTCCTCCTGAGTTTCTTGTTCCTTGTACAAAATTATCTATTTGCTGGCCCTCAAACCAATCGTAAAAATTAGGGTAGGCTTCAGTAGATATATATTCTTGATCCCATGCCCAATCAACCGATTCATTATCATCTGGATTTCCAGGGTTTAAACCTCCGCCATAAGACCCCCTTGTAATCCTCATATCTATTTGTATTACAGTACCAGCGGGGATTGCGTAGTTTACAGTACCATCATTAACTGGATACACAACTTGCTGATCATCAGTAGGATTAGGCCCGCAAGAAGTTGATTTTGTTTTAGCTGATTTAGTATTATACTGATATATTTTAGTTTGATCACTCGGATCAAATCCAGTTGGTTTTGCTGAAAAATATAACCCAGGAAGACTATTTCCTAAAGCTCCCACAACTCCATCTATCTCTCCTCTTCCTTTAGGTTCTACTTCTAAAACTTCAAGAGTAACTACTATTGGGAAAACAAAAAAGTTTTCTGCTTTTACAATTAAAGTATCTCCAGCAGATACTAATGCTTGATCTTGGCCTACTAATCTAAACCAGAACATAGCAGGATCAAAAAAATCTCTGGTAAAAACAGTAATATATATAGTGTCGTATGTTGTCGCGGAAGGTTTTATAGCAAACTTATATCTTGTAGCCCAAAACGGAGGAGGGTTACTAATTGAGACTTGTAACCTGTTAACAAATTCTGCTCCTTTTGGAGAAACATGAATTGTGTTGTCTGTGTTAGTTAAAACAGTTGACGATCTTCCGTACTCATCCATATATATTATTCCTACACTGTAATCTCTATTACTGTGTAAGCTTAACCTGTTAGATAATGTATCTAAACTCCCTGTTATGCCATTGTTTACAGTTTGAAAATATTCATAATATCTACTTGTAACATTAGTGCTAACATCTACAAATGTATACTCTACGGCTGGAACTTTTAAATCAAATGTATCGCCTGCTATTACTAATCCCCACCCTTCGTCTACTGTTGTAGAAGATATTCCTGTTAAAGTGTGTTCTGTTTGAATAAAAGGAGAAAGATTTAAAGCGTTCAGACCAGGGTTGTTTGGCCCTGGAGCTACTATTGCTGTGTTAAATAAATCAGTTAAAGTGTTACCGTTATTTGAATTTGATATTGGCTGAAAATTTGTAACACCTACAGCGTCAGAAAATTCTGCGCTATTTAACATAGCATTTACAGAGTTATAGGAATTTTGTGTTATAAAATTAAAATCTAAAGTTATAGGTTCAGTACTTGTTGAAGAAATATATTCTCCTGTGTCTGGAAATCCAGTAACACTTTGTGTAATAGATTGAGTAGAAGTAGTTCTAAGTTGTATTTCCCATCTAAAGGCAGAACCTACAGGTATAGATTCTGATCCTGAAAAAATAATATTGTTAGCTGATGATGTATTTGCGTAAAAAGTATTAAAGCCTAAAGTAGATTGAAATTGTGTTGCGCTAATATTCCAATTTTGTGACGTAGCAATCCTTGTAGGATTTAATAACGCTACAAACTCATCATTAAGCTCTTGTACTTCAACAGAGTAGTCAATCGCAACAGGTAAATTTTCTGCGTCTACCATATTACGTCCGTCTGTATAGTTTCCAAACATAACCCTATTACCCATTACTGACTGAGCTTGTGCAAGTAAAGGAACATTATCAAATGTCCTTAGCAATTCATCTTCACCCAGTAAAGTATATACTTTTTTCTTTCCAAAGTTTATAGATCTAAAAGAATTATCTGACCAACCTTCTTCTGATTTTTTATATTTTTCTATTAAAAATATTGTGTTCTTACCTGACTCTTTGTATAATACATCTATACCTATTACATTCTGTGGCCCTGTACTAAAAGTTATTTCAACAGTATTGTATCTGTTTTCCATTCCAGAATTAGTTAAAGTATCATAGTCTAATTTGAAATCATTTGGCTCAAATGCAGGAGTTGTAAATAAAGACGTTGCGCTATATTGATTGTCTAAATATCTAAAGCGATAAGCAAAACATAAAAATTTATCTTTTATGTAATTCTCTTCTTGAGAAGGCGTGTCAAATAAAACTAACTTTGGAGCAGCTAATACAAATTCTTGTACAGGAGGTAAGAGTAAAGTGTTTTCATATTGACTAAATCCTGGAGGCTTTACTATTAAAGAAATATCTTCTTCTGTAAAATTATCCTCTGTTGTAGGGTAGGCATAATCTCTATTAATATTTATAACTCTGGGAGGGTTTAAATTGTCTGTAAAAAATAATAAGTCTCCTATTAAATTTACACCTGTAATTAAATATGTAGAATTAAAATTTAAAACTGTTTGAGATATAACTAAATATTTAGTAACATTTGTAGATGCGTTATAAGAAAGAATCATATCTATCTTTCCTGAAGTTGAATTGGAATTATTTGAGTCATGAACAAACCAATACATATTTTGATTTATACCGTCTGCATAAGAACCAATACAAACAGCGTTACTCATTTCTTCATTTTTGTAAAGAATATTTGTAACTTTTGTGTTTCCCTTTGAGTTTTCTACAGCCCCTATCTCAGTTGTTTCTGTTGATCCAAGTCTTACATTTAAAGCGTCTACATATTGTCCTGGAGGAAGCAAGCGTTCATCAACGCTTTTATTCATTTTACCAGCTATAAAATTTGTGTTGATATCCATATTATTTCAACCATTTATCTTGTCCTCTCATATTCATTAAAAGTCTTCCAGGATGAATGTTACTTAATCTTATTTTAGCATTTCTTAGTAAAGAAGATTTTTCTTTTCTGGCTCTATTAACTATATATTCTTGCACTCCAAGCTTACTGTTTAATAATGAAAATCTAATGTAAGCATATATAAATTCTTCAAACATTTTGTTTACACTTATTTTTGCATCATCTCCATTTTCCATACCGTCAGAAACATATTCTAATACAACTGATTTTCCAGACATACCAGAGCTAAAGTATATTACTCCTGTATCTCTATTGATAGTAAATGTAGGGTTTACGTTTGCCGTTTCAGTGTTTAAACCAAAGTGTCCTCCTACTCCGTATTGAAAATACCAATCTCCATCACAACAAAATCCCATTGTGTTATTGTATGGCCCTGGCCCTAAATACAACGTCTGCATACCACCAGCTATTCTGGCTAAATCTACTTGTGAGTTTTCTGGTCTTAATACATTACCATCTAAATCAAATAATATATTAGATTGATTGTCTTGTAAATAAGCGCCACTCCACATTGTTTGAATATTTTCTACTAATGGAAATAACGTATTGTTTTCATATAAAGAAACTCTTACATAATTTACATAATCTGGAGGCAATACAAATCTTATTTGAGAATCTACTGTTAACTGAAGGATTTTAATAACCTTCATTGCATCATAATTTAATTCTTGTATACCTCTCTTTGCATGAAATATAACTTGATACCTTTCTATGTTATTTAATATCTCATTGTTACCTTGATACATTAACATAAAATTTGAAACAATATCTTCTAAAGATACATACTGATATGATCCCCAGTTTTCATCGTTAGGGCTTGTACCATTGTTTTCGTAATATAAATAATCAGAAATATATGCCATGTTATGTTTGTATTTGATTGTTACTTACTTCTTCTGTCTGTCCAAAATTATAGACATCAGCTTCTCTAATCTCTATACCTACATACTGACATATTTTTGCAATTAAACCAGGTTCGTCTGACAACGGTAACTCAAAGTCTTGAAACGTTGATGATGACTGGTAAAATGTTGGCTCTCCTAATGTTAATGAAACATAAGTCCATGATGGAGGCTTAGGGTATCTAATGTATTGAGCCTTTATATCTCCTGCGGCTTGAATTGATGTTGGGTAAACGCTTACCGTATTACCTCCCAAGACATAAGCTGGAAATTGTTTTGAAGGTGCTGTTAATGTGGAGCTTGTTAAATAAAATATTTTCTTTTGACTAACTCTTTCAACTTCAGTAATATTATTAGCATTATAAATACTATAGTTTGCTGGCGTTGTAGCAAAAATATCTTGTGTTAAATTTATAGTTGTAGCATTTGCTACCGTAGTTACAAAAGCCTGAGCTAATGTAGTTGTATTTACCACTATACTTCCTGAAACAGGATATGTTGGTGTAATTGTTCCATTTGAAAAAACAGGATTAGCATTAGCGTCTATTAGTTGATTTACTGCTATTGTTGTGTTTATGCTTGATGTTAATATACGAGGGTAATAAT